TACATAACGTTATATTCGCAAGTCCTACCAAATCTAAAATTCGTATTTTACAGTCTCTTGGTCGTGGGTTGCGTCTTGGTGACAATAAAGTTAAAGCAACTTTGTATGATATTGCTGATGACTTTTCGCACAAAGAAAAAAGAAACTTTACCCTTGGTCACTTTATGGAAAGAATAAACACATATTCTGAACAAGAATTTGATTATGAATTAGACCATGTTGATATAACATAAATAATTATATGACAGATAAAAAAACAACTGAAATCAAAATTCCACAGCCTAGAATGATTATGTTAACAAATGGTCAACAGGTTATTGCTGGTGTTTATACGTCAGAAGGTTCAGATTTTATACGATTACATGAACCATATAAAGTACGAATACATGAGAATGCTGTAGATAATGAAACATATTTCGTTGAGGAAAGAATGTCATTAACACCTTGGATGTTTCAAACAATAGATAAAGTATATTCAATTCACAAAACTAATATATTTTCTATTGGGGTTCCTAATAAAAACTTGACAGAATACTATAATAATGTTAGACTGGGTTTATTTCCTACTATAAAAAAAGAAATAGAACCTTTAATGACTAAAGAACAACATGACAATAGTTTTGAGAAAGCAATGGAAGAAATGTCAGATGAAGACTATTTCCAAACCCTAGAGTATCTTAGAGGTAAGATTAAAGCTAACTAATAATACTCTATGCAAACCGGACATACCGGATTATATCAGGAAAGAAAAATTTGTCAAGGCAAAAAACCAATAAAAATTAATTATCAAAATCTTGTATATAACCCTTGACAATAACACTATATCCTGATATTATAGCTAACAAATTAGGAGTAATACTATGACCGTTAAATTAACGAAAAAAAAGAAGACAGAGCATTATGTAGATAATAAAGTCTTCAATGAAGAAATGAAAAAGTATCGTAAGAAAGTATTATCCGCAAGAAAGAGAAATAGAAAAGACCCACCAATCAATGATTACATAGGTGAGTGTTTTCTTAAAATTGCAAACCACTTATCTTACAGACCAAACTTTATAAACTACACATACAAAGAAGATATGATATCTGATGGTATTGAAAATTGCTTAACATATGTAGCAAACTTTGATCCAGAAAAATCTAATAATCCATTCGCATACTTTACACAAATAATATATTACGCATTTATAAGAAGAATACAAAAAGAAAAAAAACAAACAACAATTAAACAAAAACTAATACTTAAATCTGGACTAGATGAAATAGTTAGACAAGAAGGTGACAACGAAGAATATCAAAACTCATATGCTGACTTTTTAAGAAAGAATATGGTTGTTGATGAAGAACCAGAAAAGAAAGTTAAACCTAAATTAATTAAAAGAAAGAAAGTGTCTAAACTAGAATATTTTATGTAACTATGAAAATTGCTTTAATTAATGACACCCACTTTGGTGCCAGAAACGATAATCCAAACTACGCTAATTATATCTACAAATTTTGGGATAATATATTCTTTCCTTATATAGAAGAGCATAATATAAAAGATGTTATACATTTAGGTGATGTATTAGATAGACGTAAGTTTGTTAACTTTAAAACACTAAAAGATTTTAACGATAAATTTGTTGATCGCTTAGAAAATATAAACTTTGATATTATTATAGGCAATCACGATACTTATTACAAGAATACAAATTCAGTAAATGCACCAAGAGAATTATTAAATTGGTGTAACATATATTCAGAACCAACGGTAGTAGAAAAAGGTGGCATGAAAATGTTAATGATTCCTTGGGTGACACCAGAAAATCTTGAACAAACAACAATGATGTTAGAACAAGAAAGTGCTGACATTGTATTAGGTCATTTAGAGATCAAAGGGTTTGAAATGTTTAATGGTGCTTATGCTGATTCAGGTCTTGATAAAAAACTATTTCGTAGATATGAAAAAGTCTTATCTGGTCACTTTCATAAAAAGAGTGATGATGGACACATATACTATCTTGGTAGTCAGTATGAATTTATGTGGAATGATTATAACTGTCAAAAAGGATTTCATATACTAGACACAGAAACCAGAGAACTAGGGTATATTAAGAATCCTTATACTATACACGAAAAGATATATTATAATGATGAAGAAAATAATTACAAAGATTTTGATTATGAAAAATATAGAGACAAATATATTAAACTAATTGTAGAAAAGAAAAAAGATTATTATTTGTTTGATAGGTTTGTTGATGGGTTTTATAAACAAACTAAAGTACATGATATAAAAATTATAGAAGACTATTCAGACTTAGACGCTTCAACGGTTGCAGACGATATTGCTGATAAAAGTGAAGATACACCTACATTGTTAGATAATTATATTGATGAATTAGAAACTGATCTAGAAAAAAGTAGATTAAAAAAATTAATGAAATCATTATATACTGAGGCAGGAGATTTAGAGATATGATAATATTTGAAAAAATAAGATGGAAAAACTTTCTATCCTCAGGTAATACTTTTTTAGAAACAAACTTAAATGATAATTCTACCACACTTATTGTAGGTCACAATGGTGCTGGTAAATCTACTATATTAGACGCTTTGTGTTTTGCTTTGTTTAATAAACCTTTTAGAGAAATAAAAAAAGATCAATTAATAAACAGTATTAATCTTGGTGGCACAGAGGTTGAATTAGAATTTACTATATCATCTAATCATTATAGAATAAGACGAGGTATCAAGCCTAACATATTTGAGATATATTTAAATGGTGAATTACTTAATCAAGACGCTACTATTGCAGATTATCAAAAACAATTAGAACAACAAATACTTAAATTTAATTATCGTAGTTTTACACAGGTAGTTATACTTGGTGCCTCTACCTTTGTACCATTCATGGAATTGAAGACAGCACACAGACGAGAAATTATAGAAGACATACTTGACATTAAAGTATTTTCCGTAATGAGTATGCTGACTAAAATAAGAATAAAAGAAATGGATGAACAAGTAAAAGATATATTACGAGAAATAGATATAGTACAAAACAAGATTGATACACAAAAAGATTATATTGAAAAATTAAGTAATAGGTCAGACGTAGAAATACAAAGTGAAATAGAAAAGATAGAAACAAATAAAAACGCCATAGACAAATATAATACACACATACAAGGATTACAGCACCAAATAGATAAACTAAAAGAAACAATTAAAGATAAAGATGGTGTATCAAGTAAAGTAGATAAACTAGGTAACTTTCAAGCACAGTTTCAAAGTAAACTAAAAGAATGTAATAAACACCAAAAGTTTTATGAAGACAATGATAACTGTCCTACATGTCAACAAGTATTATCTAATAAACAAATATTGATAGCAGACAATAACAAACAGTTAATGAAATGGAATCAAGCATTAGAAGATGTACAAAAAGAAATACAAATGTTATCTGGTAGACTGTCAAAGATACAAAACATTGAACAAGATATGCGAACAACAGAAATTGATATTGCTAAGTTTGGTCAATCAAAAGTAGAGTTAAATAACATTAACACAAAACTAGCACATAAGATTAGTGAGTTAAAAAAACAATCTAGTGAAGATGGTGAGGCCTTGGGTAAACTAAATCAATTAGAGAGTGATTATAAAGATAAAGAAAATACTAAACTAATCAAAGTAGAAGAACTTGATTATTTACAAGCAGCCAAAACAATGTTAATGGATTCTGGTATCAAAACAAAAGTAATAAAACAATACCTACCTATTATCAATCAATTAATAAACAAGTATCTTGCAAGTATGGATTTCTTTGTAAACTTTAAATTAGATGGTGAGTTTAAAGAAACAATACGATCTAGATATAGAGACGAGTTTACATATGCCTCATTTAGTGAGGGTGAGAAGATGAGAATAAATCTTGCATTGTTATTTACCTGGCGAGCTATTGCAAAGATGAAAAATAGTATAAGCTGCAACCTACTTATGTTAGATGAAATATTTGATAGTAGTCTTGATGGTCAAGGAACAGATGATTTCTTAAAGATATTAAATACATTAGAAAATGAAAACATCTTTATTATATCACATAAAACAGATATGATAGCAGATAGATTTAAGAATGTAATCAAGTATGAAAAAGTAGGTAACTTTACAAAGGTAGTAGAATGACAATACAAGAAAAGATAGAACTATTAGCAATAACCGCTGAAGAATGTGGTGAACTGACCCAAGAGTGTATGAAGATTGTTCGATTTGGTCAAGATAATGATAATATTACAAAAGAGGCAGGGGATGTTATGTGTATGATACAGTTATTAATAGAGAAGGGTTTGATAGATTATAAAGAGATTAACAAGAGAATTGTAGAAAAACGACAGAAACTAAAGACTTTTTCGACCTTGACAAATCTATAACAACCTGATATACTAACCCCATGTATTTACTAGAAGATGTATATAAGTCAGCAGACCGTAAACTATTTACTGTAATATCAACATTTGCAGGTGGTGGTGGTTCTTC